ACCTCTTCTTCATTAAGAGAGTCTTCCTCAAATTCGTAGAGTTCTTTCACTTACTATACCTCGATAGTAAATAGTATTATTTCTCTTTACATTCCCTAGAAATTCTATTGAGGAATCCTTTTAGTTCTTCCCAGTTGAGTTCTCCGAACCCATCATTCATCATAAGTTTTAGCAGTTCGATTTTGTTAAACTCGCACTCAAAGTTCTTAAGGGCATAATCAATAGTCTGCTTACCCTGGATAGAGATCAGCGGAGCATATAACTGCATCATATGATAGTTGTGTTCAATTAGTTCTTTTGACTCTGAGATGTTCTTATAGACCTTCAGCTTTGAATCGGTGCTTTTGCAGTAATTAAATAGCTCATCGATCGTGATGGTTCGCTCGTCTTTCATAAACGGCAACTTGGTAGCGATCGTCTTCATCCCAACACGATTGACGCCAGGAAGATTGTCGCTTGCGTCGCCAACCATAGCGCGAGCAAGAGCCATGTTTGTAGGGTGGATGCCGAGAGACTCAATGATGGTCTTCTTGGTTTCAATCTTGTCTGTGGTTGGGCGATAAACTACAGTCTCTTCATCACACAACTGTAAAAAGTCTTTGTCGTTGGAGACGATTACCTTCTGCCAGCCCTTGTAATGTGCTGAATTGCAGACATAAGAGATGATATCATCTGCTTCGACTCTCTCAAGAATAAGCTGGATGATAGGCATTTGATTTAGATACTCGATAATCTGCATTTGCTGCCAGACTTTATTTTGTATCTCTTCGTTCTCAGTTAGATTATGAACAGAACGATTCAGGCGCAGAGGCTTCCGACCTTCCTTGTAAGACGAATTCATAGCTTTGCGTTTTTGAGATCCATTTGGTCCGTCCCAACAAATCACAATCTCGTTTGGATTTGTCATTCTGACCAGTTTCTGTAGGATCTTGATAGATCCCTTGATCCCGCCAATAGGCTGTCCGTGGTTAGATAGACTGGGATCAACAATAAACGCCCTGAGAAACATGTTTAATGCATCTATGACTAAAACTCTTTTCATTCTTCTCTCCATGATCTGTTGTTTAAAATGTGATTAATGTAACCCTTGGGGCACCCAAAGCGGTTTGCTAATTTTTATTGGCTGATTCCGCCAGCGGTATAAAGTCTTCTTATCTCTCTAGCCTTTTCCCAAGTCATTATTGATCTTGCATTATTCTCGACGCTTCTTACCTCACTCATCAGGGTCTTTGTCTACCTCAGCATCTACTTCATAAAAATCAGATGCTTCGCCTTCGCGCTTGTCGAACTTCTGGATCACTACTTCATCCATAAAGTCATAAACATGCTGTCTGAACTCTGGGTCAGATTCGATTACCTCAACCCATTTACTAGGTTGGAACTTTTTGGAGTAACCATTGTACTCAAGTGTGTACCAAGAACCGGCGGCAGTCATAAAGCCCTTGAGAGCCTCAAACAAGCTCTCTGTACATTGAACACCAATCGGATCAGTTCCCCATAAGATTCGGAATGTACAACTTCTGCCCTGTGTTCCAAAACGAGACTTTTCAAGTTTGACCTTGACTTCTGAGCCGATACGGAAACCATTATCATCAAGCACGTAGGCTGCCTTGCTCTTACGACCTGTGAGCCAAATACGAAGTGAGTAAGCGTAATGCATAGCCTTTCCACCGGGGGTGATGTATGGCGTCGTCATCGCAATCTGTCGTGCCATCGGTCCCTGAGGGATATTAGTCTTCAACTGATTGAGAACAAGGAACGTTGCCTTCTTATCTGCGAGTGGAATAACTAACTTTGACATCGCCTTTGCAAGAATACGAGCCTTGGCTGCCACCGATGATTGAGGGTTGAAGTCGCCCGCTACATCTGAAACTGACGGGGTGAATGCCAGAGAGTCCCAAATAAATAGCAGTTGTTCGTCGGTTGCTCCCAATAACTCTTCTATGGTCTCAAGCACAAACTCTACAGATTGAGCCTGAACATACATCATGGCTCCAATATCACATCCAGCCTTCTCTAAGAATGTTGGATCAATCGCTGACTCGGAATCAAAGTAGATTACTCCAATCCCCATCTTCTGTGCGTTTGCTGCACACTGGGCTGCAAGGAAAGACTTGCCTGTCGCTTCTAGACCAGCCAGCTCTGTTACCTTGCCGACAGGGATACCAGCGTATTTTCCCTTGCAAATGATAGAATCAAGCCATCGGGATCCTGTTGGGATCCACTGTTTTACTTCTGTGGGATTGTCTTCTCGGAGGTCGTGAGCGACATTGCGACCTGCCTTTTTATTTATCATCGCTCTAAGATCGGACATAGATACACGCCCAGCCTTAGCTTTTACTTTAGTCATTAGGTTATCCTTGTTTTTAACTTTTCTTTATTTTTATTTAATTTTGGGACAAAGCCCATTAGTAATTATAACACAGAAACCTCAAAGGCGCAACAGAAAACCCCCACCTTTTTAGGGGTGAGGGCAGACTGGAGCTTGAAGCTTTTACTAGCCAGCCATTAGATCGTTGAATGCCTTATCGACACTGGACTTATCGCTCTGGCTGTACTGCGTTGTCTCTCTTGACTGGCTCTCTGCTGATTTATCGCCAGAGAGCATATTATCAAGAATAGCTGATACCTCGTCGGGGGTGTGACGAGTGAATAGCCCATTAATGTCGGGCATGTTCTGTAGCAGACCGGGGATAGCATTTGCGTCTGGTAGAAGCGGACTGGCGTTACGACGCATCTTCATGTTTGTCTTCGGGTAAGCACCCGGAGTGGTCGGCTTTGTATAAGTGATGGTGATATCAGTGCCGCCCTGGGGGTCGGTGATGTCGCCGTACTCGGGGTCTAGGATATAGCCAAGCAGAAGCTCATAAGCCTGCTTACCGTAGCCATAAACCTTCACGCCCTCGCTCTCAAGCCCTCGCACCACTACTGGTGAGAAGTAGCGACTGCGGACGAAGAGAGACTTAGCAAGTTTCTTAGTCTCCTCGTCATCATTACCAGTCCCATCTCGCCATAGCTGTGATGCAAATTCGCAGATTGGACAACCCTCATTGAAGTTACGCTTCGGGCACATAATGCCTCCATTATGTCCTTCAATGTTGTAGTGGAAGAAGATCTCCCTAAGTGGATCTCCGTCCAATGTTGGAACAATACGCACATCTGTATCGCCCTCTTCTGGCTTGAACCAAACACTATTCTTGTCGTTCTTTCCATTTCCTCGTAGTGCGGCGAGCTTATTCCGCATTAGCTCCATGTTGATTCCCATTATAGTCTCCTTGTTGTTGGGTGTAGTATAGTAAGCGTTCCTTACCATCTTAATGTAACACTCTGATCATAGCCTGTCAAGAGTATTTGTTTTGGGAGGATGTCTGTGAGCTTCTCCCTTGCTCATCTATAAAGTAACGTGCTCAGCCTTTGCTGTCAAGTAGTTTTTGTCCTTGAACGAAATTTGTGTGAGCCACACAGAATCCGAAGTCCGTTTCGTAAGGCGACTCATAGATTCCATAGGTCACATTTTTGAATGCGTTTCGGGGTTTATTTTTTAGGCTCTCGACCACTCGGGAGTGGAGTTTTCCGTCCGTTTCCAAGCGCTCATTTGCTATACATAAGTAGTATGCTACGTCACGATCTTCATCTAATTTGTAGTACCAATTCTCAGTTAATTTATCAACCGAGACTATGCCTACGGAGCGGATTCTCTGGACATCTGAGGGCTTGGAAAGATTGCCTACAAGCGGTGTCGTATGATCAAACACATTTAGGTAATGAACCGCATAGTAGATGCTTTTATTGATTGTGTCAAAGTATTTTTTTATTGGGATTTCGCCTATTGTCTTCTCAATTGAAGGGTTGGACAAAATTGTGAAGCTCTTGAATAAACCAGAGCGGGCATACTCCTGTAAGATACCGAAGATCGCTCGCTCTTGTAACTTTGAGTTGCCGATCAAGAGGTCTACATCTGGCTTGATGTAGAAGATGTCTATCTCTCTGTCTCTTATCTGTTGTAGTATTGCTAGCGTGTAGTTTGCCGAGAAAGATGAGCCGCAGAGGAACACTTGCACTCTGTCTTGTATTGCTTCTTCTGTCTTGTACGAAGATAGTTTGGGTGCCTTTCCCTCACAATCCTCTGCTTTTTCTACTTTTGATAGTTTGCGTGTGTATTTCGTGTTCTCTTGAACTTCCGAGAATAAAAAGCAGTTGTATTCTCTATGGCTCTCAAACAGAGATACCACATTGCAGCCAGCTTCACCTATGCCTATTAGCGAAATCATAGCTTCAACTCTTTTAAGTTCCTACAGTCTTTACCTGCCTTGATGTTGACCATAAATTTACCTAAACTATTATTTTCAAAGATAGCTTTCAGTTGTGGAATTTTCTCTTTGTCTTCTTCCGCTATGTCTAGCATCACCTCGTCGTGAACAATGAACGCTACCTTTGATCTTGTATCTTCTAGGGCTTTATCCAGCGCCACGGCGCGATCGAGGGTCAAGTCCGATGTCGTGCTTTGAAGCAAGTAACTCAGTGCCTTATTCTTCTCTACTTCAATCTGTCTTCCTGTCGGAGTGCTGATCTTTCCGTCCTTATAGAACTCAGAAAGCACAGCTTCTCGACTATAAACAGAGCCGTTGAGTGATATATCGTTCATATTGTAGAGAGTGGAGAAGAATCTTACCTTTGCCTCCTCCCGATTTACGGGAAAGCCTCCATAGAGGTGCCTCATGTTCCAGCTATGAATATCTTCCTGTGGTTGTTTGTGTCCTGAGAGAGATAAGAAAGTCCTGACCTCTGCTCCATTGTAATCCAGAGATACAAACCAGTCATTTGTTGGCTTAATGAGTTCTCGGAACTTCGCCTTCATAGTTAGGATCGGATTGCTGTCTCTCTGGGTTGTGAGACGCCCTGTGACCGTTCCAAAAAGGTTATAGCTCACGTAGTGCGACTTCTTTTTTACAAGCATCTCGATGTCTTCTCGGTCGCTTGTAGAGGTCATCAGGTGACGGCAGCCATCTATGTTGATATTGAGCTTCTGGTAGCTTATCTTATGGATTAGCTTATAGATCTTATCTAACTGATCATAATTGGCTGGCTGCTCATAGGTGTCGAAAACATGCTCGGTGATCTTGTTGCGAACCTCACAAAACTGCATCAAAAAGTCCGATGGGACGAGATCAAAGAAGCAGTTCTGTCGCAAGTCTATGCGAGCTATCTTAAACGAAAGCAGATAAGCCTTGAAGGTTTTCTGAACCTCGTTCAATTCTTCTTTTAGGCTTTCAGGACAAGCTTCTTGAAGATTCTTGCCTCCGGTGTAAAGCCAAGCATACTTGATTTCAGGATCCTGAATGGATCCAGTATACTTCCAAGTCTTGGTCAGCCCACCAGGAATGCCCTCAAAATGAAGGGCTCCGTTGGTGTAGATACCGACACACTCTGACTTGTCGTCAAGTGTCTGGAAAATCATGTGTCCTCTATGAGCCTCTGTGCTTCTATAAGATAACTCAAGGATCCTCTGTAGTCAAATGGTTGA